GTAGTTATTCTCACCTTTGTTTGAACCTTCAGTTTGTGCAGCAATGTTGTTAGTTGTTGCAGTCTCTTTGTAGAATACATACAAACCACTTTCACTTCTTACTGTTGGAACTAAATCACGGAAGTTGATAGCTTGACTAGGTAAAACTGAAGCATTAATAGCGTAAGATGCTTGAGCATCTCCTGTTAAACTTGCACCTAAAGTCATTGACTTAACATCTCTTAAATCTAAACGATACTTACCATTTGATTTCATTGATTTTTCCATTTCATCCAATTTGCCATCTAATTTTTCTACGATAGCCTCATCTAAAAACTTTACTTGTTTAGATGCGTTTTTCTTTTGTGCAGCAGCTTGAGCATCAAATTGTTTTTGTGCTTCATCTTTTACTACACGGATTTCAGCGTTTGTTGCTTCCAACTTCGCTTCAATACTAGCTTGGAAACCTTTAAGGTTTTCTGCCATTTCGTTAATTACTTGTTCCATTTTTACTTTTTTAGTATTTTATTAAATTCTTTAATTGCCTTCAAGATTTCAGCATCATTGTTTTTGATTTCCTCAATTATCGGCTGGGGTGCTTCTGCGACCACAGTGATTTCTTTAACGATTTCAATCTCTAATAATTCCGCTTGAATCCTTTTTATTTCAATCTCCATTAGCGTAAAAGTTTCATCGGTAAATTTACCGCCCTTAAACGCTTTCAAGAGTTTCTCTAGCCTGTTTGCTAATTGTTCTCTTTTTACTTCACTCTTTACTGAAATGGTTGGTGTTTCAGGGTTTGCTGCCCATAATACCGCACTACCTTCATAAAGTTTAAGTTCAGTTATTGTTCTTACACCATCCTTACCTACGCTTGAATTTATTGTAGTAAATCCAATTGAATGCTGATTGATTAAACCTGCATCGTACATCTTCATAATATCTTCACCTGTTTCGGTCATTACTATTGGAGTAACTGCAATAAGCATATCACCTTCAACATATAATTGTTCAGGCTTACCAATAACGGCTTCCATTTCAGCACAATGGTCAACTAAAGACCAAATCAAGTTTTTACCTGCTGGACCTCTTTCACTTAAAGTCTTTGTGAATGCTTCAGGAACGATAATATCATTGTCTAAATCTACATTACCTGTCCTTGCCCAAACCGCTTTAACTCTGCGTTGTTCGGTATCTACATCCATTACTTCGTAGCCGATGTCTTGTTTTTCAACAATTAAATCTTTTGATGCGTAAGTTTTCATATTTACAAAGTTATATTTTTTTTTATTATTCAAACAAGTCTGCAATCAATCTACCTATTTGCATCCCTACTGCGTTAGTTAGTATTCCCCAAATCATTCCGACATTGCCTTTTGGTGGGTTATCTTGTAGCTTTAATAGTTTGCCATTTTTATCCCTTTGTGCCTCATAACCTAAAGTACAACGGCAGTTGCAAACATCTCCAGCACTTCCACTTGAATCGCACGGATGTAGCATTAAGTCAAAACCGCCTTTTTTATTTTGCAGTTTAAATGTCGCATCCATTGGTATTTTAGTGCCATCCATATTTAGGTGGTCAAATTGGTTTCTTGGAATCCTTCTTGTTCTATTATCTTTTGCTGCAATCCATTCTTTGACAGTTACTAATCCTGTACTCGTTGCACCAACCATTGAACCGATATTAGCAGCCCTTCCTGTTTCCGTTCTTGCTATTAACTCCGCTCTATAATCAGTTATTCCTGCACCCCTCAATAAAACAATTGTTTCAGGTAGTGTTAGGTTTTGCTCGGCTGATTGAATTAGGTATCTTCTAATTTGGTCTTTGGTTGTATTCGTAATATCGGATGCCAATTGGTCAAGCCCTTGCGTTTGAAGGTACTGAAGGATAGTGTAAGCAAATAAATCGGTCTCTGCTGATTTAACCTCCAATGCCTCGTAATGCCCTTTTACAGACCTTTTAACGACCTTACTACTAATTTGAGCCATCTTTACACCCATAGCCAAATGTAGCTTTTGTATGGTCTTTTTAATGGCTTTATCGCTAATTGCGTTATAGTTTAATGTACGGCAATAGGTATTCACCTGATTTTGTAGTTCTTTTTTGAACTTCGGTGAGTATTGCTTTAATGCGTTGGCATATAATTTTTTATAATCTTGCCAAATCATTTTATGGATTTAGGTTATCAGGAATATTCAAAGGTTGGAATTGGTCAATAGTTTGCAATCCTGTTGGGATGTAAAGTTTCTCTAATTCTTCAGTAGGAATATAATCAGGCACTTCAATATTCATTATATCTAACTTTTGCTTTGGGCTTATCCACCACGCAGTATTTAACCAATTAGTTTGCTCGGCTTTATTTGCTTCTAATTCTCCGTAAACTGAAAGGTCGTAATCAACATAAAGATTTGTTCCTTTATAACCCCAATCCGTGTGTAATTTCCTATTAAGGTTTTCAGTCAATGAGTTAAGTAATGGGATGGCACAACGAAGTGTTAATGCCTTTTCCCCTTCTCTTTGATTGTTATATGTCTTTGAATCGCTATCGTTCAAAAGTTGACTAGGTACTCCGTAGATATTACAAAGTGCTTTTAAATCCCATTTTTCCGATTCAATGATATTAAGTTCAACAGGAGAAAGTCCGATTTGTTTCCAATCTACTTTATAACCTGATACTGCTATTGAGTTAAAATTAGCTGCACCGCCTTTTTGACTTACTGCGGTTTTAAGTGCTTGTGCCTGTGCTTGACCACTTGTAGGGTCAAACCTTTCATCATTCATAAATAAAACTCCAGCAGGTCCGCCATTTTGGAATGATGCAACGGCAGCGGTTTTAGCTTCGTTACTTCTAGTTAAGTTTTTGGCTGCTGCTCTTAATGGGCTTTGTCCGTATAACTGTCCACCTGTAACTCCCCATTGTGGATTGAAGTATTTATCGTGTAAGATTTCTTTAGTATCAAATGACCACATTTGTCCGTAGTATAATTGATACCCAGCTCTTGTTGGGGGGAACACATTGATATTTGCAATGATAGCCATATACTGACTAGGTAAAGCAAATAATTCAAATGGTTTGCCCTGATTGTTTCCTGCTTCAATAAGTTTGCCATAAATAAAAGAATTACCTGTTATTAACTTAAAACCGCACCATTGTTCAACTAAATCACTCCAGCAATCTTCTTCATTAGGATATTTTAATAACTCGTTTAAGCGTTGGTCTCCTGTGTAAAGTTCGTATGCCTTTTTATGTAAAGTCTCAAGTTCTTTTAGGTTGATGTCTTTTTGTGCAGCTAAAGATTTGTATTTCTTTGCAGCCTTTTCATCTACTACCCTATAAACGTGGAATGGTGCAATTTTAGCTTTATCAGTAATTAGTTTAATGATTGAATAAACTATATCGTTTGCTACATATCCATCATCAACAAAACTTCTTTGGTCTGCTCCTTGCCAAGTAACTATACCCCTTTCAATTGCTATTTGGGAGTTCATCGGAATTGTTGGAAATAGTGTGTTAATCTTCTTTTTAGTGAAGAAGTCAAATAAACCCATATTATTAGAATTTAAACAAAGTTAAAGAAATTATACTAAAATACACTTACTGAAAATTTAGGTTTGGTTAAATGCGTAAATACTGCATACCTTGAAGCATCTAAAGCGTCATCATTTGCTTTTACAGGTTCTTCAATTACATTATCGTTTTTATCCTTTTTCCATTTGTAAGACATAAATTCCCTTTTAAGATTTTGGCTATGAAAATGTATGTTTATAGGATAAGATTTCATTTTTACTATCCCTGCCCATACATCTTTTTGAGCAGGTTTAATATTAAATCCTTGTCTATAAAGTTCTTCTATTGATTTGGGTTCTGCTGCATCTGCGTAGATGGTTGCTCGTTCAGGTACTTTCTCTTTTATCAATCTTGTAAGGTCGGATAATGTAAGACCGCTTTGATAAATGATTTCCTCAAAGTAGTTTTCGCCTTCGTGATGGGTAACCTTTATGAGTGCAGCTGGGTGTACATACCCAAAGTCAAGTCCATAGAATACATCTCCTTCAGGTGCTGTGTCGTATTGTTTCCATTGGGTGTAGATTAATTCTTTTGCTGCACCTCGTTCTCCTAATCCGTAAACCTTCCACATAAAATCATCAGGCAGGTTTTTATATTGCTCTATGTTTTTTATTTGTAGTTCGGATAGGTTTGGCAGGTTGTTTAAGTAGGTAGAATGAATGCGTTTGTTTTCAGGATTGTCGGCTATTTCATAAACCCAATTTATAAAGTCAGCAGGATTCCAATCAAGGAATACCTTGCCTGTGGTTCGCATTAGTAATTGGTCGTATAAAGTTCGCTTGATTAAGTTGGCTTCGTTGATAAATAGAACATCCCTTGCTGGTCCTCTAGCCTTGCTTTCATCTTCTAATCCAAACAGTTCAATGTAAGACCCATTGGGGTAAGTGTAAATAAAATCGGAAAAGCTAAAGTCATTGTCTTGCCATAAACCCCAATTCTCCATTATACTTTTAAAATCCCTATAAACTCCACGCTTAATATGTGGAAGGGAATGAGATACAATTGAAATCCTAGTCTTTGGATTGTTGTATGCTATTTCAATTAGTAACTGAACAATGGAATAAGACTTTGAACTCCTTGTGCCACCTTCATTGCAAATGACAGGATAATTGCCTTCGTATGCTCTTTTGTTGGCAAAGAATACAGGTGTTGCATTAATCTTCAATTGGTTTACATCGCTCATCTTGTTGTATTACTATTTGAACGCTACCTTGAATGTTTGCGTTAATGTCGGTTGTTTGTTTTGCTCTACCCTCTAATCGGTCAAGTATCTCCTGATAAGCACGGATGTCGGATTTCATTGCCTTTGCAATTATCTTCATATCTAGTTGTTCCGCTATTGTAAACTCCTCATCTTCGCCTGTAACAGGGTTACGCACTTTTGTAACGAGTTGTAGTAAGCGCAATAGTCTTGTTTTGCTATGTTCAACACCTTTAGGTTTCCCTGCTGGGTTACCTGATACTCCTTTAGGGAATGGGGTTAAGTTTTCGGGATTCGGCATTATCGTTGTATTATCACTGAATTACAAAGGTAATCCGTTCTTTTTGATTATTAAGGTTGGGTCTAGTTTCTTCATTCGGTCAACAATAACTTGGCAGTATTTTGGGTCAAGTTCCATTATATATGTTGGCAATCCTTTTTGATGTCCTGTTGCCATTGTTACTCCACTACCACCAAAAAAGTCTGCTATGTTTTTTATTTTATCTTTTGTTTTTTCAATACACCATTCTACCAATTTAATTGGTTTTTGTGTTGGATGCACTCTATTTGTCTTTTCTGATGCTTGTGTAAATTGCCTTACAACACTTCTGATATTAGTCCAAGCAAGTTCACAATCCGTTTGGTCGCTACCTCCGTTATTTTTATCCCACACTAACCAACATTCGCTATCAGGTAATGCAGATGAATAATAATTAGCACCCCACCAAATATGATGTGATTTAGGATATAATGAATAAATTAAATTAAAACTATCTTTTGCGACATCGGTATTGTCATCACCTAAAATATCACTACCATATCTTTCTTTTAAAACTCCGCTTTTACTAACTGCATTCATTCCGTATGGTGGGTCAGTATGTATTAAATCAGGTTCAACTCCAACCATTAATTTATTTATATGGTCAGCATCAATACTACTTCCACATAGCAATCTATGTTCGCCTATCTCAAATAAATCGCCTAATACTATATCGGTTATAGTTCCGCCATCAGGTACTGCAAAGTCATCTTCTTCGGCTTCTAAATTGTTTACATCAAAGTTTGGTATGTCTAATCCCCAATCGGTAAGTTCCTGTGCATCCCAATTATTTGCAAGGTCATCCCAATTCCATTCTCCATATCCGACATTGTCCTTGACAATAAATTCCTTTTTCTTTTCCTCGCTTAAATTATTAGCGTGAATTACAGGAACATCGGTCATCCCAGCTTCAATACAAGCCTTTAGTCTCATATTGCCACCTAAAACGATATTGTTTTCATCAATGACAATAGGTCGGAGTTCAAGCATTTGGGGGAAATCTTGGA